TGCTGAGCATGGATCGGCCCACCGTGGGCGGTCTTTACGAGATGCCAGCCTGAGCGAACCATCTCTTTGACAAGTTTTGACCATTTTGTATGTACGTCGCAGTGCACAAAAGTGCCATAGCCTGCGACTTGCTCAAGATAGATGGTGTAGCACCACCTTCGAGCGACAGGAACTTTGAGGAGGTGCATCATAGACCTCCTGCATTGAGCCTTGCATCGATCTCATCGAGTATCGAGAGTATACGATCAAGCGAAACTTCGATTTTGCGTAGCTCTTCGTCTATATATGGCACTGTAGACTCAGGTTGAGCCGGCGGTCTAAGGCGCGTGTAAGGCTCTTTGTCTGTTGTGTATGCCATATTATCTCTCTGACGTTAGCTCGACCTCAATATCTGCTGCACTAAAGTTGAAATAGACACCATTTGCCTCTTCTACGCGGTAGGCTATGAGCCTTCCTGACGCCTTGGTGTCGATTTTGTGGTCCGTGTTAGGCGTGAAACTATAGGAAGTTGCGTAGACAGGTGCATCGTCATACGGAAAGTCAGTTGAACCTATCTTTACCGTGACTGTGTCTGTGCCAGATACTGTTGAGATCTGTGGTATGAGCGCTGTTACCTGCTTGTACGATCTGAGTGGTGCCTTTGTCTCGTCAAGATCGAGACCTCTGCGCTCCACAAAGGCTGTTTTTAGAGTTTCAGGCTCTGCAGCTACGTTTAGTAGCCCTGTAACGAGCATGTCGTTGGCGTATACTCGTCCTGCGGTAAGGCTATTGTTGTCGTCTCTCATGCCTGCAAAAGCACTAATTCTTGGGCTTGTGTCTGCATAGCTGGAATAAGAGGTTGCAAGAGCGTTATAGGACGAAGTTTGTGACGCGTAGCTTGTGCCAGACAACGAAATATTCGTAATAGCAGCGCCTGCCACATTAGGAAGATCCACAAAAGACCATGTGTTTGTCTTTAGATTGTAGACGGCAGCTTTGTTGCAATAGTTAGTCGAAGTAAAGCCAATGTCTGACTCTTCTGACACGTAGCAGAAGTAAATTAAATCGTGAACTTCATCCAGATGCACAAAGCATTTGTCTTTTTTGGATCTGTTCATTTCTGTGAAGATGCGCTCTCGCACCCTGTTATTCGCTATGGACTGCATATTGATGCCGTTGTGCGAATAGATGTCAGTATCACCAAAAACGTAGTGTTCGCGCCCTGTTGTGACGACACAATTTTGGTTAATCACACCGTCTCGGTTGAAGAGGCTGCGGAAACTAAACACAAGGCTAGAGCCTGTGTATTCCATGATCGCTGACTCAGTTGTTGAATAGATGACGAAAATATTGCCAAGCGCAAGACCATCTACAATTGGTGTCTTAAAGTCTGTCAGGATATTGGAGCCTGCGCTGTTTGAGGCTGAGGGAGTCCAGACAACCCCTGAGCTTACGCTTGCACGGTACTGAACAACGTCACTCCACTTTACCATTGTGTCGTAGTCGGTGCCGCTTTCTGTTACGTTAAGTGCAACAATGAAGTCTTTGAACCCGCGCATACTTGCGGCACGGTCAGCTGTTGGCCAGTCGCCGACTGACATAAGTGAATAAGCGCTGCTCAAAACAGGGTCTTTTATGTAAGGCTCTGTGGTCTTGCGGCAAATGATAGACAAACCTGCAAGCTCTGTGTGCGTGTATGGCGAAAAGTCCGAGCCGCTGGTAGTAGCACCAGAGGGCGTAACACTAGAACTTACGCCGTTATTATATTCTACGACGGTATTGTCATCGTAAGCGACACCATATATGGCACCGTCTGTTGGATGGTTGTAATTAAATACATGTATGGGACCTGTTTCTTGGGCGACCTGAGATGTTTGGCTGAACATCGTCTTGAACACTGGCGCACGAATAACTTTGTTCTCATTGAAGACGATATTGCGCCCGTTATTAAATGCATTCAGAGGTAGGTCGTGAGGGTTCAAGTCTGAGATTATCCCAGTCTGCCCCAGATTTCTGAGCGGTAGATTGACCATCATACAACCTCAATTGTTCTAAATTTTTCAAGTTGGCCTCGACCATCTCGTTACGGAAGCTCTCAACTGCAGCACCAGTGGATCTGGACTGCTGGGCGTTCTCGATGAGAAGCACAGGTAACCAAGCCATAGAACAACCCCACTCTTCAGTTGGATCGCCTGTATTTGGGTTGACACCGTTGATCTTCATGAACCATGCGCAGTCAAATTGGCGACAAGGCTTGAAGCTGTCTAAAGGGCAGTTCTGTTTAACTTCTAGCTTCATGGTCAGTCTTTAGACGCAATGATGACATCCACATATGAGACATCAAGGTCAACAGCAGTGCCTGTGAATGTAGAAGTAACAGCAAGTGTACCAACGCCGTGGGTGTGTCCTTGGCCGCCTCCTGTGGAACCTATGCTCCATGTGGTAGGCGAGTGGTTTCCAGCGCTTGGCGAATAACCTGCGTAAGATGTACCGTTGTCGAAACCCTCTTGAACGCGGTCTGTGTACTGGCTGTGTGTGTGCGACGGTATTTCATCGACAGTAAGTGTGTGAGACGCAATGGAGCCAGAAATACTGCTGCTTATAGTTCCGGCAACAGCTTGGCTCGCAAAGGCAGTTTCAAAGCCAACAGAGCCTCCTGATGAGGCGGTACCTGAAACGACACGTATTGCCTTGTCGTTGTGGGTAGTAACTTTTGTCCAGCCTGTGGGTGCAGCGGTCTGCTGAAAGAGCATTTTTGTCCCTGATGGAACAGGTGGTGTGTTTTCAAGGGTTGTAACACGCGCATCAAGTCCGTTTAGGACTGTGTGAGTAGCAGTCATTGCCCCTGTGATATTGGGGAATGTGGCTTGAAGAGCTGCCTTGATTAGCCGGATGTGATCGTCTGCTTGCGCTACGGTATCCGTGGCAGTAGGGTTGGTCGATACTAGATCGTCAATGTAAGTGGCTGTTTCTAATGCCATTTTAGGATCTCCGTAGTTTTTGTTGGGGCGCAATGCAGCAAGGAACACCCAACAACAACAATCCCCAACTTTTTCGAAGTTGCTTTTCGTCAATCATTTTGTATTCAAAAACGAAAAAGGGAGCCAAAAAGATGAATGTTTACAATCATTTATGAGTGTGTGAGACAAAGTGTGATTAGATATAGTATCTAATGACTGTGGTTGGACGAGTTGGATATATTTTGTGGGCCAAAACGTTTTTGAGAAAAAATAATTTCGAACGCAAATTTCAAGTCTTTATGGACAACAAACATGAGGACATTGCAATGACATTCGAAAACGAAAAGTTCACATTCAATGCAAACAACAATGAATATAGTGTTCAAATCTCAATGGCTCACATGACTGATGAGTCATATGAAGATGTGAAGTTTTATGATCTCAAACTCACACAAGACAATGACACTGTCACCATTGTTGGTGAAATCACCATGTTGAGTGAGTACATAATCGACTTCAACTTGAGTGACTGTTTGCAATAAACAACAAAGAGGCTTCGGCCTCTTTTTTTTTTCGTTTAAAGTTCGAACGCAAATTTGAGCTCTTTATGGACAACAAAATATGGAGCGAAAAATGCCAAAATTCATTCAAGTTCGTGAAGACGTTTTTGCAACTGGTTCAGTCGCATGTGACTTCAAACAAACTCGTGAGTTTTATCGTGCAAATATTGACGACATGATCAAAGCATTTGATGAATGCAAAAAGATCTTCAAAGTCGACAATGTGAAAATGTTCGTGAGAAATCTTCGCAAACACCAAGGCACATATTCAAATGCCAAAAAAGAGATTGCGATCGACATTCGCAAATATGATCTTAGACAAATTGTGTCGACTATCATTCACGAAATGACACATGCACAACAATTCGAATCCAAAAAGATGGCGTACAAAAATGGCAAAGTGGTATTCGCAAAAAAAGAATATACACAAGTCAAAGCATCAAAGGATTTCGAAGCGTATCAAAACCAACCATGGGAAATCGAAGCGCGAGAAATGGAAGCGAAATATATCGATCGTGTGATGAAAGCGATTTCGAAATGAAAATATGAGAGAGATGACGAAAGTTGTCTCTCTCTTTTTTTTTTCAACGAAAACGAAGAAAAAACGCGACTCGTTAAAAGTCAATCAATTTATTATTTTCAAGACATCGCTCTTTAGTTGAGACGCAAATTACTGCGCTTAATGGACAACTAAGGAGAGACTTATGAACGAAGATTATTCATTTGGTCGCATGTTTATTGAAGCCGTTATTGTTTCAATCGCAGTAGTAGAAGTGTTTGTCTTTCTCGTTATTTTCGGAGGACAATAATGCCTGAAATCATGTTCAACCTAAAATTGACTGCGTATCCGGACATCGAAGACAATGAATTAGAATGTGTCGAATATCCGTTATTAAGCATTCAAATTCACGACACAGGCGGTTTTACTGTCGTTGAGATGATCCCAACGCGATACACATCAGAAGATGGCCAAGAATACGATTTTGTGTTTTCTCACACTTTCTACCATCTTAACGACGCTATCAACCATCTAAAAGAAATCATAGCCAACAAGAAATGAGCGCTTCGGCGCTCTTTTTTTCGTAAATGTTCAGACGCATTTTTTGGCTCTTAATGGACAACCACAGGAGGCACGAATGTCATTTATTTGTAATTTCGATAATCGTTCAACAATGGCGTACCGCTTTAGTGTGTACACAAAAGACGATAAAGACCTCATTGCACTAAAAGAACGAGTCAAAAAGAATAATGAGCTTGTTCGAACAAGATCGAGAAAGCATGGTTTTGTTTATGGTGAGATCCTGCGTATTCGCTTGATGTCACGTGGCCCAAGAAGAATATGGGCAAAACAAGATTTCGATCATCCGTCTTATTATTCAGGCACTTTCGGTCAGTATGACGCTTATTTGCCACACCGTTACGCTGAATATTTCGATGTGTATGTTGATCAAGACAGTGATGCTGAAGACGTGTTACGCACCGAACTCAAAACTGGCATGACTCGTTCAATGCAACAAAAGAAAAGCAGACTCGAATTCGAAGCAAGAATGATCGAGTGGGAAGGCAAACAAAGACTGCGTGAAGCAGCGTAATTTCACGACAAGTAATGAACCTTACGCACAACTGAGGGACTTCGGTCCCTCTTTTTTTTCGTCCGTTTGTTTTGGACGCATTTTTTTGTGCCTTATGGACAACAA